GACTTTTTAACATTGTATGATGTTTTTCACTTATCTTAACGTTTTTTTGTTTGTTTTCCATATAAAATATACTAAAAGATAAAATAAGATAGTTTATTATCTTATTTTTGGAATATAGTAAAATCTTTGATAAAAATAAAGATATTTATTAAATAAGAAATAAAAATTTTAAACAAACAAAAAAATCAATGGCAAATTCAAACAGAGTATTCGTTTCTCCGGGTGTGTACACATCAGAGCTCGATTTAACATTTGTGGCACAAAGTGTTGGTGTCACAACACTAGGTTTAGTGGGTGAAACTTTAAAAGGTCCTGCATTTGAACCTATCTTAATTTCATCTTGGGATGAATTTAGAACATATTTTGGAAGTTCTTCACCAGAAAAAGATGGTGTTGGAAATCCAAAATATGAATTACCTTACTTCGCCAAATCTTATCTAACAGAAGCGAATCAATTATTCGTTACAAGGATTCTTGGGTATACAGGGTATAAACCAGGTCTTTCTTATGGTATTAAATCACTAGGTGGTATTAATCTTGGTACATATAGTGGTTATACTAATGGACTTACAATGTCAGGTACTAGTACTACGATTACCGCATCAACAATTTATAATGAATTATCAGGTAAAACAAATATAGGAAATGGTTTATCAGTTACAAATTATATTGTTAGTAAATATAGTGGAAATACATCAACAAATCATAATGACTGGTTCACAATAGGACTTATTCCGTCAGCGAATATTCCTAATAATGGAACTGAGGTTAAATCACCATTTACTGATGATTATAATTTGAATAACAAAAACAATAAAGAATGGTATAATGTATTCTTCCATAAAACAGGTTCGACTGACTCAACAATAGATGGGGTATATTCATATTTATTTCAATATAATTCAGGTACATCAAGATTTGATGTGACAAGATTTATATATTCAGCATCGCTTAATACTGATTATGACAACATAATTATTGCTTGTTTAAGATCAAGAGGTCATTATGTGACAAATAAATTAAAATTAGAAGTTACTGGATTAACAAGTGTTAGTTTATCATCAGTTAATGATATAACAGTTAACCCATATCAAGATTTCACTATTAGTGTTACGGGTTCAACTGGTGGAAATAAATCATTTACATGTAACATAGATAATACTTCGTCTAAATCTTTAACAAAAGTATTAGGTACAGAAGTATTTGATAGGGATTATTATGATCATCCATTATATGTTCATGAATATTATCCAAATTTATTGAAGAATGCTTATCAACAAGGTTATATTAGAGGTTTAAGTTTAACAATCGTAACAAACGATGAACAAGATGGTTTTTACCAAGTAATGGTGGTTATAAGGCGTTTGATACCCCAGCATCACCAATGGTTGTTTCTGAGGTAAGAGGTGGTAAAGTATTAGATTTATTCAATGTAATAACAATATCAGATGGTAATGATGCAAATGAACAAGTTAAAATTACGATCCAAAATATCAATACAGATAATGGTGAATTTGATTTAATTGTTAGAGATTTTTATGATACTGATTCAAATCAAGTTGTACTTGAAAAATTCTCAAGATGTTCAATGAATCCTGACGCTCCGGGGTATATAGGTATAAAAGTTGGTACATCAGATGGTCAATATCCATTATTGTCAAAATATATAATGTTAAATTTAGAACCTAACGCACCTGTTGATTCAATTCCAGCTGGTTTCAGAGGATTTGTTAAAAATACAATATTTGGTACATCATATCTTGGTGAAACCATATATAAAACAAAATATTTTAATCCGGGTGATACAATTTATTATACCGCAGACGGTACTCCAAATATATCATCTGGAGATAAAATTAGAAATGTAACATTAGGTTTATCTTCATCTGATGGTTTTTCATATGATGCTGATTTATTTAAATATAAAGGGTCACATGCTGCAGGACAAACATTTGGTTTTCATTTATCTGTAAATGCGTCAGGTTTAACTGCAATATATGGTGCAACAGGAACAACAGGAACAACATATAAAACAACCCCTTATGATTTAGAAGGTCAAACATCAGGATCAACAGGTGTTAATATGTTAACAAAATTAGCAAATCGTAAATTCACATTTGCAGTGTGTGGTGGTTTTGATGGTTGGGATATATATAGAAGTACAAGAACATATGATGATGGTTATATTTTTGGTAAATCAACATATACTAATAGTAATATAAACAATGGTGGTGTGTTTAACGTAACAAAAGGTAATTCTGATTATTATGCATATTATGATGGTATAAAAACTTTTGCAAATCCAGAATCAATTGATATTAACGTATTTGCAACACCTGGTATTAACTTCTATAATCATAGTTCTTTAACAAATCAAGCGATTGAAATGATTGAAGTAGATAGAGCTGATTCATTATATGTTATATCATCACCTAATGAAAGTACTGCGGACGGTGTAATTGGTGATATCATGGATCAAGAATATGATAGTAATTACTCAGCAACATACTGGCCTTGGATTCAAATTAAAGATGTTGATAATGCAACTCAAATATATATCCCACCAACAGGTGAGGTATTAAGAAACATCGCATTAACTGATAACATTGCTTATCCTTGGTACGCATCCGCTGGTTACTCAAGAGGACTTGTTAAATCAATTAAAGCAGTTAAGAAATTAACATCTGATGAAAGAGATAATTTGTATAAAAATAGAATTAACCCAATTGCAACATTCTCCGATACTGGTACAATTATTTGGGGTAATAAAACACTTCAAGTTAGAGAATCAGCACTTGATAGAATTAACGTAAGAAGATTATTATTAAGAGCAAGAAAGTTAATCTCAGCTGTTTGTGTAAGATTATTATTTGAACAAAATGATGACCAAATTAGACAAGAATTCTTGAGATTAGTTAATCCAATTCTTGAAGCAATTAAAAAAGAAAGAGGTTTAACTGATTTCCGTGTAACTGTTTCTAATGACCCTGCTGATATTGATGCAAATACATTGAGAGGTAAAATATACATCAAACCAACACGTAGTTTGGAATTTATTGATGTAGAATTTATCATAACTCCAACAGGTGCTTCATTTGAAAACGTGTAAAATTTAAACATAATAATTTTAAAAAACCTTTTAAGAAATTCTTAAAAGGTTTTTTTATTTTAATACTTTTTACTATATTTATGTATATAGGTTAACGTTACCATTAAATATATTTTACCATGAAAATAGAATTAAAATGTAAAAATTGTAATGAGTCATTTATGACTGATTTTAAATTTAGAGATAAAAGTTTTTGTAATAGAAAATGTTATTTTGAGTATGCAAATGAAAATAAGTTACTGGGTAATAAGAAAGATGAATCAGTAAGGGAGAAGAGAATTTGTGTTCAATGTGGAGATGAATTTTTGGAGAGAAAAAAATATGAAAGAAAATTATGTTCTGAAAAATGTAGAAAAGAATGGAATATTACTGAGGATAATAAAAATGACAGAATAAAAAAATCAAAAGAATCGATGATTAATAAATATGGTGTTGATTGTCATTTTAAAACTAATGATTTCAAACTTAATGTTAAAAATTTAATGTTTGAAAAACATGGTGTTTATCACCCAATGGAAAAAAAAGAATTTGTTGATAAATTAAAAAATACCTTTCGTGAAAATCATTTACCAAAATTAATACAGGAATTAAAAACAAATAATATAGAATTAATTGATGATTACATAAATAATAAAGATAAAAATACAAGTAGAACATATAATTTTAAATGTTTAAAATGTGATAATATATTTTCAAGTACATTATTAGGTTCTGGTAAAATACCTATTTGTAGAAAATGTTATCCAATAATTAAAAATTCATCTATAGAAGTCTTTATTAAAGATTTATTAAATGAAAACCAAATAACACATGTAGATGGTAATAGAAAAATTTTAAATGGTAAAGAAATTGATATTTTAATTAAAGAAAAAAATATTGGGTTCGAAATAAATGGTAATTATTATCATTCAGAAATAAGTGGAGAAAAAGACAAAAATTATCATATTAATAAAAGTAAAATATGTTATGATAATAATATCAAATTAATACATATATATGAAGATGAAATAATGTTAAAATTTCCGATAGTTAAATCTAGAATTAAAAATATATTGGGAATTTCTGAAAATAAAATATATGGTAGGAAATGTATTGTTAAAGAAATCGATAAAAAAACAGCATCTAATTTTTTAGATAAAAATCACATACAAGGTAATTGTGTCGATAAAATTAGATTAGGTTTATTTTATGAAAACACATTGGTTTCTATTATGACATTTTCAAATAAAAGAAAAGTATTAGGTAATAAATCCGCAATAAATGAATTTGAATTAATACGATTTTGTAATATAATTGATTCAAATGTAATTGGATCATTTTCAAAATTATTGAATTATTTTATTAACAATTTTTCACCAAATAAAATTATTACATACGCAGATATTAGATGGTCAGGTTTAAATCCTGAAAGTACAATATACAAAAAATATGGTTTTAAATTTATAGGTACAACACCACCAAATTATTGGTATTTAAATAGAGAAAATTATTTAAATAGATACCATCGTTTTAATTTTAGAAAAGATATTTTATTAAAAGAAGGATTTAATAAAATTCAAACAGAATGGGAAATTATGAAATTAAAAAATTATGATAGAATTTGGGATTGTGGATCAATGAAATTTGAACTAAATTTATTATAACACCAATAGGTGACTCATTTAAAAAAGACCTTGATTTATTTCAAGGTCTTTTTTTTTACTTTTTTTTATAAAATTAATTTATACTGGACCATTATAAAATACTAGAACTAGATATACTAGAACTAGATATACTAGAACTAGATATACTAGAACTAGATATACTGGGTACCTAGCAAATATAAATAAAAAAATTCAAATAAAAAAGTATTAAATAAAATAAATAAAATATTTTCAAAAATCACATATTTATAATAAAAGAATAAAATAAACTAAAACAAAAAAATAAAAAAAATGGCAGATTTATTAATGAAAATGCCGGTTCCATATGAACCGTTAAGAGTAAACAGATTTATATTGAGATTCCCAACTTCATTAGGGATTAATGAATGGTTTGTTACTTCAACATCAAGACCTAAAGCAAAAATAAATTCAGTAGCAATTCCATTTTTAAATACTTCAACATATGTTGCTGGTAGATTTGAATGGGAAGAAATGCAAGTTACATTTAAAGACCCAATTGGACCATCTGCATCTCAAGCATTAATGGAATGGTTTCGTTTACATGCGGAATCAGTAACAGGACGTATGGGATATGCTGCTGGTTATAAAAAAGACATTGAACTTGAAATGTTAGATCCAACAGGTGTTGTTGTTCAAAAATGGATACTTCAAGGTACATTCATGACAGGATTTGATGGTCAAGCTTTAGATTACTCAAGAGATGAAATTGCAACTATTCAAGTAGGTTTACGCCCGGATAGATGTATACTTGTCTACTAGTTTTTTACAAAAATATATCTATCGGGTTTACATTTTACTATTATTTCCATATATTTATCTAAAAAGGTAGATATATGGAAATTTTTATTTGTAAGATATGTAAAAAAGAGTTTAATAGTTTATTAGGTGTTTCAAATCATTCTAATAGATTTCATAACATAAGTCCTAAAATGACATATATTGATTTTGTTTTGAATAATGTAGAACCTAAATGTGAATGTGGTTGTGGTGAAAAAACAAAATTTTTAACTATAAATAAAGGTTTTAGTAAGTTTATTTCTGGACATAATAGTTCCACATCAAATAATAACTTTCATAAAAACCCTGAAAGTAAAATTAAATCGGCAAAGACACAATCTGAAAATTGGAGTAAAGGTATGTATCGTAGATGGTGGGAAGAGGATACTGAAGATACTAAACAAAAAATTGAAGGGATAAAAGAAAAATTAAGAAACGACAAAGTAAGAGGTAAGAAAATATCTGATAAATTATCAGGTGTACCTAAAACAGAAGAAAGTAAAATTAAAAATTC